AAGTCCAAATCATCTAGCGATGTATTTAGGAATCCAGCAATGGTTATCCTATCATGATCTATAAACCAGTTATCTTTCATATAAAAGTTATGAAAAAGAGAACTGGGATAAGCTGTAATGCTATTATAGCACATAGTATGAACATGTTCAAGCTTCCAAGGATCATAATCCTCTATCTGGAACCAAGTAGCATCTTGAGATAAAGTCCTTTCCATATTCTTATGGAACTTCTTTTCAAGATTTCTATCATGCCAATCAAATTCAAACCTAGATCTCTTTCCATTAAAACTCCAGAAACCAGTCTTAACATTCTCTGACTTGGTAATATTAATATTATAAGCAAGTGATGGTTGCCATTCATCAGTATTATCTAGATCTGTATGGGGAAATGTGCATTCCAAATTAGGAAGTTTCATGTTTCCGTTAACACAGTTACCATTCATAGACCAAGTATGAAGATACTTTAGACCTATCAAAGAAGCAAGTGCTTTTGCTACAGGCATACCAAACCAATTAACAATCTCTGGATTAACAAGAGCACTCAAACCTGGTCTAATACAACTGCATGGCTCACTAAAGAATGATGTATCCCACCAATAACCATTGCGAAAGAACTCTTCAACTCTATCAGGAAATTTCCAAAAGTCATTAGCAACTAGGATGGGTGTATTATTATCCACCCTAAATTCAAACTTAAGATTATTAACTACAGATATCTCACTCCATAGTCTAGATGCATTATTCATTAAACTGTAATGCAGCAAATTTATTTTTCATATCTATAAACTTTGTCATGGTTGATTCTTCCTGTCCACTATCTACCAACTCTCCTCCTGCATCTTGAGCACAATCATATAGTCTCATCTTAGCACGATCTATACCCACAACAAATCTCTTATTAAGAGTAGGATCATTATACCTATTCTTCAACTGCTTAACCATAATCTGATTCAATCCCTCTAACTCATCAGTAGAAATAAGAGCAAACATAAGGTCAGCAGTGGCAGGTAACCCGAAGGATTCAGATGTGTCAGTAAGGTCAACATCACTATTACCATAACCACTACGAGTGGTCTGGGTAGCCGAGACAATAGGAAGATTAAACTCCACCGCAAGACCTCGTAACTCTTCCGCAATAGCTTTAATGTATGAGTACGAATTGACCGACCCAAGTTTGTTATATCTTGACGATGCACAGATATTCAAATAGTCTATAAACAGTATATCAGGTTTAAAGGATTTTTTCAACAGCAGTTCATTGAGCAATGCTTTAAAGTGTCCACTATGAGCAGAAGCAGTAGGATACTCTTTTATTATTAATGATCCCTGTGTCTTCTTAGCAATATTAGTTACCTTATTCTCAAACATCACACGAGGCAATTCATTTATATCTTTAATATTGACATCAAGTAAATTAGCATCGATCCTCTCCGCAATCTTTTCCTCTGCCATTTCGAGAGTGATGTATAGGACATTCTTTCCCTGGAGGAGGACACTGCTAGCCATGTGACACATGAATAAAGACTTTCCAACCCCTGTGCCAGCAAGAGCAATGTTGAGAGTTTTATTCGGAAGACCTCCTTTCGTAATCTTGTTAAAGAATTCAAGATCAAACGGGATCTTATCTTCCTTCCTGTGGTACGATTCATATCTTTGTTCATAATCCTCTAGATAATCATGTCCTATATGATTATCGAAAGACACAGCCAGAGCATCAGACAAAATACTAGGAATAGCATCCCTTCCTTTCTTGTCATCTTGTCCATCGGCAATCTTAATAGAAGACATCAACGCTAAGTATATAGCACGATCTCTACACCATTTCTCTGTAGCATCCAGTAACCAATCATCATTGATCTCACTATCTTTCAATGAAGAAATAGTTTCTTGTAATTCTTTTAACTCTGTCTCTGTAAGATCAGATCTATTCTGTATTTCAATTTCTAAAACTTCTGTAGTAAGAAGTTTATTATACTTGGCAATAAAATCAATAATTTCTTGACATACTACTTGCTCTGCTCTAATGTCAAAATAGTCAAGGTTAATAAATGGAATAACCTTCCTAGCATAGTCTTCATTGTGAATCAGATTCCTAAGAATCGTTAGTTCAAGTCTTTCCATAACCACAAACAAATGATATACTCACTCTCTTTTTATTTTCTTTAAAAGGAGTGACAGTGTGAATAAGATACGAAGGGAAGAATATTAACAATCCAGAAACAGGGTAAGTATAATAAGCATCAAAAGTATATGGACTTGGAGTATCTGGATCTTTAATAAGAGTATTCTTTAATCCATATGAAGGATCTTGAAAATATAAAGATCCACCTTTTTCCCCATCCCATGTACCTGGCCTAATAATAGCATTCGGATCATAATTAAAATAACATTCGTTACTTTTTGTTAGATAATCTACAGGATAATAAACACCAGACAAAGCAGCTTTGCCATGATGATGTCCTAGATTGAAATCACCAGATTCATTTATGTTTGCCCACAATCTCTCACAAGATAGTCCTTGTAAAAAACCATGATGTTTACAAAAATGATTTGCCCACTTCTCTATTATAACACGCAACTCACCAAAACTGCCATAATCATTCTCTAAACCACTTTTACTATGCCACCCACCCATATTACTACGAGTTTTTCCTTTAACATCTTTTTGATTCTCTGTTAAAATATCAGTTAATAGACTTACATCCATCTTATGATTTTTATCAAGAAAATTATAAATTGCTATTGGTATAGGAAATAACGGTAAACACTTAGGATCCATAACTAAACTCTTTCTGTGCAGTCTCATCTAAAGCCTGCATAACCTCAGGTGTAAAGTACTTCTCTGGGTTCTTGTATATCTCTTTAGCATATACTTTCTTGCCGTTCATTTCATAACGACCAGCAACATTTTTCCATAGTCCACCTATCTCACCAAGATCTAAGAGACCATAATACTTGTCCAATCCTCGGTCATCATAGAACAGGCGAACAGTAACATCTTTATTCTCCTTACTTAAACGAGACTTTGATGTCTTAGCTTTGATAAGATTTCCGATGACATCTTTACCGTCTTTCTCTTTCTTTTTCGTGAGGTAAATGATCGTACTAGAAGCGTACTTAAGACCACTACCGCCCCCCATTTCTTTAGTTGGTACATAGGCTCCAATAACATCATAAGTGTGGTTAGTAACTATCATAGGTATATTAGCCTGACCGAGTTTCAATGTCAACATTCTAAAAGCACCTTTAACAAGTTGTGATTTAGTCATGTCACGAACTTGCTTGTCTTCTAAAGCATCATTAATTTCTTTCTCAGTAGACAACATCCCAAGTGAGTCTAGCACAAACATACATGGTTTGCGATCCTCTGTTTTGGTCTTAAGATATATATCAACTGCTTTAAGTGCCTTGCTTCTGAACTGTTCAATTGTTACTACATTAAGTACTACAAAACGAGTAGTATCAATACCACGATTTTCTAACAATGATTTAGATATAGCACTCTCAGTATCAAAGTAGAGGCAGTAAGCATCGGGATCAGAATCAAGAAAGTTCTTAACCACAGCGAGAGAGAAAAAAGTTTTTCCAGTGCTAGACTCTCCAGCAATAGCAGTAATCTTATTGCTAGATACACCACCAAATATGCTACCTGATACGAGTCCGTTAAAAATGTACGAACCTGTATCAACATATCTTTCAGTCTCGTCAATATCGGCTGCGAGTTTGGTGTAGTCATCACCGATCTCCTTTACAATGTCCTTCAAAAAATCCATAATTAATCTTTTCGTTTTGGTGTGTGTCCGTGTGCTATTCCTAGTTCATGCATTTTAGCATGTTCATCAATAGGATCACGCAGCTCTGTTTTTCCTGGTCCAAAGGTGAGATAAACTCCATACCCTAATATAAAAAATAGTAATCCTACTATTATAAACACTAATATCATAGCACATCCAAAGCAATTAATAAAGTATATATGTACATACTAATAAAGATTCTCATAATATTCTATGGGTTTCATATACCCACCACAATCAGGATAATCCATTAAAATATTATTCTTTAATTCATCTGAATAAGGACAAGAATCCTGACAAATTCTACACATTTTATCAGGATGTCTAAAAAGATCAACATCGTCAACAAAGTTACTACACTTTTCCCAATCTATCAATTTAAAATTCATCCTACATCCTACAGGACAACTTGATTCGCATGGTGCAGAACATCCAATACAATTTTTATACACAGGATTATCTTCTTCAACAACTGTATATTTTTTAAATTTTAAATTGGTAAATATTAAATCAAATTTACAATTTAATCCAAATCTTTTATCAAATACTAAAGAAGGTTTTGTAAGACGACCTGCTCCTGATCTCATTGCATATTCCTTTCTATCCAAAATATAATCATCATAATCAAACCATATTTGATCTTGATTATATTTTTTATTTAAATGAGAAACAATCCTCGGTAATATTTCTTTCTGAAAAAAGTAATCAGCTGCTACATGTGAAAATATTCTAAGTACCAAAACTGAATTAGCTTTACTTATCAATGAAATTATTCTATTATCAAAAGAATTCTCTTGAGTATGATCCCTATATCTCTGACTCTTACTTTCTTCCTTTAGGGTAGTAATTGAAAATTCATATAAGAAATTAGTATAATCTTTAGTAATTTCCTTTATGTCATTTTCAATTACTGCCCAATCAAATATCATACAATTTCTGTAAGCAATTGCTTACCACCATCTTCTCTAGTTTCCTTAACCAGTTTAAGTTTTTGAAACAATGCAGTATCACCACCTAAGGTGAGTGCTCTGACAATAGTGTCTAGTTCTTTGTCGTTGATAGGTAATTCCATTAGGTAAAGAAAGCCTCTAGGTTTGCGGTTCGTTCCACCTGCCATCCAATAGAGTCCAGTATGATCCGTAAAGGTTCAAGAAAACTCTTATTGAATTGTAAGTCATGGTCGATATACTGATCGATCCCTAACTCTTTGGGGAAGTCTTGTATAAACGAGATAACATTCTCATGTATCTTGTTTGGTTTTTTTAGGTAGCAGAATTTAATCTTCTCACCATTGCTTATTAACGAATACTTATTCGTCAACTTTTTCTCCTTGATGTAGTGATTGAAGAGCAAAGCACCCCGAACATGTATCGGTGTGCCTTTAGTATAAATCATGCTTGCCGATTTATATTTAGTGACATCAGAAACTGACCTTGGGAATGCTATTTCCTCAGGTGGGAGATTCCTAAATTTTCTACGACTAGCAGCAATGAAATTAATAACATCATCCTCTGTACCATTCATCATAAGTTTAAGAGCATCCTTAATCATAGTACGACAAGGTGCAGGTGTAGATGATTTAACTGCCTCTATACCCATCATCTTCAACTTAGGCTCGTTGTATTGAACTCCTTCACTATTCCATACATTTAGAATGTATCTCTTCTTAGCAGTCCATATACCCCTCTCTGCGATGTTCTCTCTTTTCATGAACATCTTTTGATCATAAGCACTAACATACTCTGCTAGTTCCTTGTAGGACTGATCGATGAAGGGTTCAAATTTCTCCTCACAAATTGTATCAAGAAACGGGACAATCTTAGCAGGATCTCTTTCTTTATCCTTATAGACAACATCCACCAGAGGACCAAGATTAAGGTAGATACTATCAGTATCACTAGCAATAACATAATCAGTACCCTCCGTTTTAAGTATCTTATTTAAATAATTATTAATCTTATTCTCTATCCATCTAATACTAACCTGTCCTGATAGAGTTATTGCCTCTGCATTTGCTAATTTATAATACCTGAAGTACTGATTGCCGATAGCACCATAAGCAGAATTAAGAGATATTTTCTTCGCCATTTGTATGTTGTTGCATCTTGAAATCTCTTTAACAAGATCTTGCGTTGGTGTCTTCTCGTATTTCTTCTTGGCATCGATCATCCTCTTTTTAAAAATTACACGCTCGTTGTACATCTTCTCCATGAGTTCAGGTAAGAACCCACGAACATCTTTTCTATACTGTGCTCCATTAGCACAAGTAGCATACTGACTATCTACCTGAGTCTCCTTATTCAGGATCCTCTCAACGCTCGCACTGGGACATCTAGCCTCCCTGAGGGTCTCTGGTGAGATATTGTATTGCATAATAAGATGAGGGTACAGGCTATTGAGGTCAAAATTAACCACCCAATCATAGCGTCCTGGTTTCGGTTCCTTGACATAAGCTCCTGCGTACTTTTCATCCTTGTCGGATCTCTCCTTCGGTGGGATGACGATGTTCCGCTTTTTAAGATAATTGTATATGATGTTGTCCCACATTCGGACTTGATAAAACACATCAGCGTAATTAACCTTGGCATCATATGCCATAGTCAATGCCAACTCAATGAGTTTCATCTTGTCTTCCAGACGGTCAACAAGTTCCACATCAATTATATTATACTCTACGAATTTTTGCCAACCCTTTGTGTAGAAATCTTGAAATGTGTCGAACTCAGAGTGGTCTAACTTCTTCTGACCTAGTTCTACACTAGCAATATAATCCAGTCGGTATGACTCTTGATTTGTATAAGTAAACTTCTTATAGAGATCAAGGTAATCTAACTGAGTTATACCACCAATATCATATGTCTGATATTGACGACCTTTAATATAAATTTCTTTAGGAGATACCAATCCCCAAGGTGACAATCTCCTAGCAAGTTTCTCACCAAGAACTCTATCTAATCTCCTAGCAATATAAGGTATATCAAATAATTGTATGTTCCATCCAGTCACAATGTCTGGAGTATTATCCATCCACCACTGAATGAAACTACTCAGTAAATCATGCTCATTATTAAACTGTATGTAACGAACATTCTCTTGCTTATTTTTAAATGATCCTATACCCCATGTTGTAATCTCTTTGGTATTATAATCTTGTATAGAGATCAATAAGATCTCTTGATCAGCAGATTCTACATCAGGGAATCCATTCTCAGATCTAGTCTCAATATCAATAGTATATAAACGGATCTTACTTATATCAAACTTAATCTCATCCTCAGGATAACTATCAGCAATGTACTGATAAATGAATCTATCCTGACCATAGATAGGAAAATTATCTACAAACTCATACTGCTTTATAAACTCTCTTGACTCTCTAACAGTACCTGGTTTAATCTTCTCAACATACTTACCTTCAAGAGTTTTATAATTAGTTTTTTTCTTTGCAGGTACAAACAAAGTAGGAGAGTACTTCTCTCTAACTTGGAAGTACTCTCCTTTATCGTACCCACGAACGAGGAAGTTGTCCCCGATCATAACTACATTTGTATAAAACTTCATTCAGATATAAGTTCCTCGTATGCTTTTAAAAGCTGAGGTTCTGGATCAACTACAGTTAGTATAGCATCGGATGAGATCATACACTTGTGTTGTTGTGTCACTCCTTTACCTGGCCACCTCTGTAACCTATTCTTCCAATCCTCTTCACCCAATCGAAATTCAACTGGATCTTCTAGTTCACAATCAGGTTCACCAACTTCAGCACCAACTTCTCTTATCTTAGAGACTAATACTTTAGCATCATTTTTTAGAACAAGAACTTTAATTGTTGCCATCGGTTAACTCCTGATACATGGTTTTTAAATCGTTTACTGGTTCACAAACAGTAGTTACTGTTGCTGGATTAATTATGTAAGTACTATCTTCAGAAATATCCATCCAACTTTTGAGTCCCACTTTTTTTACCTGTGATTCAGTGTCACCCTTTTCTTCTTTAAGAGTTACTTCAGGAGTATAAACTATTTGAAAAGGTTTAGTAATAAGATACTGTGTTGCTCTATCAGTTGGATCAATAACTTCTTTTAAATCAGAAAGAAGTTGAGTTCCATCATTTAATATAGTGACTTTAATTGACATCTTTTTTTGGAATATTTAGGGTGGGAGGTAGGGATAAATGTTTACCTACAAGTGAGGGGCATTGCTACATTGAGTAGATTTTTACCGCACTGTATACGACCCGATTGGTAAATCGATTCTGGAGACTCCTCCAGCGAGCACCACCTCTGTCGCATCACCTTAACCAGCCTTATGCCAGCAAGTTTATTCAGTCACTCCCGTGTTAGGCGATCAACCTAACAAAGATATTATACATTAAAAAAGGGGGTATGTAAACCCCCTTGTGTTAGATCCAGTCTTTACGAGCGTGATGATCTGGTATGATCTTACCAAGTGTGACAGTTAGTAATCCGTCTTCAAACAAGACTTCTTTGACTACTGTTTCATCAGCGATAGTCCAGTTTCTAGTAAAGGATCTTTGTGCTAGTCCCCTATGTGTATAGTTTTCCTCTTCCTTCTCTTCCTTCTTACCTTCTACAACAAGTTTACCATACTCTGTATAAACTTTAACCTCATCCTTTTTGAATCCTGCTAGAGCAATCTCTAATCTAGATTCGGTATTGTTTACTTGGATGAGATTATAAGGTGGGTAATTAGATTGTGTTTGTAGATCGAAGAAACGATCAAAATAATTGTCGAGTCCTATGCTGTTCTTGGTGATCTTATCCATAAGATCAGGCAAACTTTCAGCATGAAATCTTTGTATGTTAGACATAATAGCCTCCTTTAAAAGCGAGTGTTTAATTTTGAATCCCTTACGGCGACTCAATTTTATTTAGTTGTATTATAGTATCTTTCCAGTCCTTAACACAGTGGGAATAACCGCCCCGATCTTGTACTGCTTTCGCTAAAGCATAATCATTCTGTCCTTCTTCCATCATATCACCAAAGAAATATAATTCATGTTCATCTCTAAAATCTCTTAGGATTTGGCTCTTATCAGATCCTTTTGGTCCTAAATCTAAACCAGTCTGTCCTCCTATATTAACTTCTAGATCAGGAAACTTCATCTTAAGTCTTCTAGCCATCTCTCTTCTTTCATCAGTTTCATTATCCCACTTCACATACTCTTCCCTCTCAACAAAACATGTAAGACCTCTACCTAAAATACTAAAGTTAACACCACCAGGTCTTCTCTCAATATGATTCCCATTACGAACAGGGAATTTACTAAAGAGCAATTCATTCTCTAAATGATTCTCTACATCCCTAGGTAGTTCCCAGTCATCTCTATAAACATTAACATCCCCTTCATATACATCAGAACCAGAGCAGTTATAAACTCTCTTAGATTGATTGTATATACCTGGTGTAACCTGCTCTATGGTCTTCTCCCTATCACTACCAGTAACTAAGTACACATCATTAGTAGTACAAAACTGATAAAAGAAATGCAAACATTCAGGTGTGATAGATTGTCTAGCAGGGGTCAAAGTCCCATCAACATCAAAAATAAACTTCTTCAGGATTCTTCCTCCGTTTTTTTTCTTCCTATATTATACTTCGTTTCAAGTATCCAGTCACCTTTATCCTTAAATGACAAAACTTTAATTTGATTTAAAGGAGCAATATCAGAAATCTCATCTGCATTTAAAATCTTTATAAGACCCCAATCAGCAAGGAGTTGAGCAATACGATTCCTACGCTGAACATCATTGACAGTAAGATTTGCTCTCTTACCATCTAAAGCAAATAATTCTTTGAAGTGAACTATAAAATATCTACCTTGTTTATGTAATATATGACAAGACTGGTAAAGCTTTTTCTCTTTTCTAGATGCTACACCAATTCTAGTTAATGTCTCTCGTACCTTAAGAAAATCATCTGGTTCACCTAATGATACTTCAACCATTTTATCTGGGGACCAATCCACTGTTGGTTCATTCACAACACTCATCGTTTTAATTCAGTTATTCGTAATGGTATTTAGTAAATAAATCTTGCTGAAGAGGATCCCATTCCAATAGTAGTATCCTTAGTAATGAACTCAGTAACTTGTGAATAATATTTTTCTATTTCATATTTTCTATTAAAATCATTTAAGTTTACTACATTACCAGTTATCTCCTCATACACTGTCATAAAAGTTCCAAGCATATGCCATTGTAACGGTGGTATATATCCTGGAGAAATACATACAAAAATTTGATCGAACTTATAATCATCAAATTCATACTCATCCTTAGTAGTAAATTTAAAATCATTAATATACTTTTCTGCAGCAGGTATATGATCTACATTATCACTAGACCTATTACCAATCCAAGTAAAAGATTTCAACCTACCTTTAAACTGTAACCAAGCACCCCAGTTACCTTCCATAACTCTATCATGCGATACTAAACTTTTTATCTCATCCCGCAATTCATTACCAAAACAACCTGAGAATATATCATCATGATGATCTATATTAATTATTTCTATATCACTATGACCTTCTAATCCATATAAAATATTGTCATGATCATATCCAAACCTAACATCAGTACAATGCCTAAGTGCTTTTAAATATGTTCTAAGACAATACTGATAATTTTCAACATTAATAGGATGTTTAAACTCATGAGGATGATCTTCAAATAACTCAACCCATTTAATAACTGGCCACATATCATATCCTTCATCAGGATCAGTAATATTTTTATTTTGGATAATGGCAGGTTCGGATACGAAATCCAAATCAATACTAAGAATTTTCACATCATTCCTCCAATATCAAGTTTCTTTTTAATATATTTAATCTGATCCTTTGTAAGAATTCTCAATGCTTGCTGTGCCTTTTCAGTACTATATCCATAATACTTTTTTACTGCATCTATATCATCAATCTTACCCTTCTTCAACCAAGGAGCAAATCTCTTCTTCTTCCTTAAAGAATTTAAAAGAAAATCATACTGAAGTTTAGAATCTAAGTAATGAGACTTGTTCATCTCATTTGCAAACAATACAGAATCTAAAGAACCAGATAAACATTTGTTCACAACAAATGCTGGATACTTTTCTGTAGGATCTTCATCAAGAATATTCTCTTTAGTAAAATTGATTGAGTTTAACCAGTCTTTAAGATCCATAATTAAGTAAAAGTAATTCCTTACGCTCCTGTTGATCCTTCATGTAATCACCAACAGATCTCATTGTATAGGTATGATCAAACTCAGCAGCGTTCCAATTTTTGAAACGATCCCTGATCACCTGACTACTATTATAAGATATCAACTGAGGTGCTGTAAACTCATCACAGACAGTAGCAAAATCGTCATGGTTAAAATGTTTATGCATATCCCCTTTCTTACCATATAAATTATTTCCTATTTCATAAGGAGGATCTAAGTATATAAATGAATTTCTATTATCAGACATTAATTCCTTCCAATCAAGATTTGTTATATTCCAATTCTCAATCAACTTACTATACTCTGCTAGTTTTTCAATTCCTCGAAACGAAAAATTGGATTCACTTGCCTGAGGTGAGAAGGAGGAGGACTCAGTGAGACCACTAAAGCTGCACTTATTAGCAATGTAAAAATCACACGCCCTATCAAATTGCGATTTACTTTCATCGTTAAGACCCTCCTTTGCTTGAATAAACAACTCCTTTGCAGTATCTCTATCAGGATTCATGTTCTTAATAGACCACAATTTATCCTGCATTGCTTGACCATCATGCTGCAACTGTTGCCAGAAGATAGCAAGTGGTCGATAGAGATCATTTACCCAAATATCTAGGTGAGGATATAGTTTAGCAATAAACAATGCTACAGAACCACCACCTACAAAAGGTTCTCTATATTCTGTAATGTTCTTTAAGTCTGGAAAATGTTGTGCTAGTTTAGTACAGGCACGAGATTTTCCACCAGGATAACGAAGAGGGGTCTTTAATGCTTTCACTTAAATTCACACTCCACCATAATTTCTGTAAGACATGCTAACATGTTTATTTCTTGGTCGGCCACAAAAGCGATCTGATACTGATACTTAGCAATAATGAGCACAGCAGCAGCAATACTAGGACCGTCAAGGGTTTGATAAAGGCCATCATAAAGACGGCGAAGCAATACAGCAGGATCATTATCCAGATTAGAAACGACCCAATTCCTGACTCCAGGAAAATCTTTCGCACGAAGCGTTTTAATGAGGTCGTCAACCTTAACATCTGAAAACTCTACTAGGATAGCTGAATCTATTGTACCACCAACACTATATCGTTGCAACTCATTTAATACTCTTCTCCAATCTGGGAAGTGTTTATTAATTAATTGAGCAAGTACTTTCTTATCGAAGTCAACACCTTCCCCTTCAAGAATCCTAACAATCCTCTCGAAGAAAGAGACCTGTATCTCTGCCTTCTCTCTACCTTTGATCGAGAACTCAACCACAGAACACCTGGAGTGTAGCGGTTCAATGATCTTATTTTTATAATTACAGGTGAAGATGAACCTGCAGTTTTTGTGGAATGCCTCAATGTTACTCCTCAACAACAACTGAACATCATGTGTCGTATTATCTGCCTCGTCAATAATAATAACCTTGTGGTTAGATGAAGCAGATAGGGACATAGTAGAAGCAAAGTTCTTTGCTTGTCCTCTAACTGTGTCAAGGAACCTACCTTCATCAGAACCATTAATCAGAATGTAATCACATCCCAACTGTTCGCAGAGTGCCTTAGCAACTGTAGTCTTACCTACACCTGCTGGTCCTGTTAAGAGAAGATTAGGAATCTCACCCTTATTTAGAAACTGCCTAAAGGTTTCCTTAATATTCTCAGGGAGAATACACTCTTCAATTGTTTTAGGTCTATACTTTTCAACCCAAAGAAAATCACGCTTCATAATGAATAATAGTTTGTGGTGGATTCCAATGTCGGATCACCCCTGCAATAATAAAACAATTAGTAATGAGATAAGAAAAGAAAATAATACTGCGTATGATAACAATGTTGTTGTCGTAGGGTTTAGTTTTCTCATCTGAGAATGAACCCAATGCATATTTCCAAACATTGATTATCTTACGCATATGTTGAATCAGGTTCCAATGCTATAAAGTAATCTAAATTATAATTACTATTAGTAAATTTGGCAAGGTTCTTCTTAGAGATCTGAACATCATATGATCCTGGAATCAACTTAATATTCTCAATCTTAAAGTTAAACTCAAAGGTCTGTTCTGTCTTACCAACCACAAGAGTATACTCATTAGAGTTATCATTCTTACGATCAGATACTACTAAAGTAACCTCTTCACCATCACCAATTGCTGATAGATCTGGTAACTGATATACAGAAGATGCCTTCAAGAGTTTTCCGAGTTGAATGCTATCCAATTGGAAAGTAACATCACTTGAAGGAAGTTTCATTTGCTTCTCAGGTGGAATCACTATACAATCAGGGTCTGCAAAAGCAAACTTAACTTTGGTTGACTTACCCTCACGAATGATCATATAAGTTTCATTCTTAAGATCCAAATCTGGATCCTTCATAAGGTTAACTCCATTCAAGAACTGAGGTAGATCATAGATCCCAAAGTCCCTCTCAAAATTTTCATCCACCTCTGCTTCAGCAAGGATATTCTTCATCACAGAAATAGTGCGAAGTTTAGAACCCTTCTTAACTAGAATGGATTGATTGATTGAGGAGAAGTTCTCCAATAAGCTAATTGTTTTTTCAGAAAGTTTCATATCCATTAGTAGAGTCCTTGTCTAATCCTTCAAAGTGGTATAGAAGTACAGCATAGTGTATTATCTTCTGAATGTCAAGCCTTGTAGTACCTTTCTTCTCATAGCGTGATGCATACTTAAGAATGTTACTACGGCAAAATGCAGATGCATCCCCGACTGCTTCAATAAGATCTAAGGTCTGTACCTTATTATTATATGAGTAGTGAGAACTATATGTTCTGCCAATATAATCCTTGATTTTTTCAAGGATCTTTTCCTCGTTGTACTTATAATGTACAGGAGGTTTTTCTATCTCTGGTGGACAGTTACTTGTGTCGATACTGACTTCGACATTATTCAAGTCTAGTTGATCTACCCAACCACCTTTTTGGTAAGAGTGTGTTCCAATACCTGTCATAATAGGATAATCCTCATCAAATGTTCCATCTAAAATAGATGCTGCTAATGCCCATGCATTTACCATTATAGCAGTTCCTCCTCATATTGTATATCATAAACATTAAAACTCATAGTTATCCTTTCTACATCACTAGTAAATGGATATACAGTATGTCTAAGAGTTGCTGGAAACAAATAAATCTGACCCGTTTTTGGTTTTACCTTATAACCTGCCTGATAATTGTAACCATCCGTACCATGAATAAATTCTAACTTACCAGGACAAGGCATATTAGACTTTGGTGATTTTTCTTCTGCAATTACTTCTGGTACATCTATCATGATAACACAACTCAATTCACCACTGTGAATATGAACTGGATTAAACTCATGCTTTCTTTGAAAGTTGACCCAAGGACCACCACCTAGATTAAAACATAATTTCTTTAAATGTGTTTTTGTAACACCATCCATTGCAAGTGTCTCTTGCAAATAGTATTCAATATACGGATTAATATGTTCTATAAATTGTCTAGGATCAACAGGTAATTCTAATTGATCCTCAATGTTACCTGCTAATTCACCACCTATATTTGAAGGATTTTTTTTAGATTGGGAACAAGCAGATAAAAGAATCTGACGAAATTCATCTGTAATTTCATCTTCATATATAGGAGGACCAAATGGGTACTTAACTACCATTCTTTTCTATACGATGGAACACCTGCAGGATCTAACCATTTAGTATACTCTAGATCCTCTATAGCAATGCCAAACTGCATTTGATTATCGCAGTAGTACATATCTTTGTACATGTGACGGTACTCGTCAAACTTTTGAATTCGACAATCTGGTTTACCATTTTCTAGAGTGCCGTTCTGTACAAAACGATATGGAAATCGCTCATGAATAACTACTGTATTAGACATAGTTTTCATAAGTCTTAAACTGATCGTAAGCAGCACGGAAGTCATCACGATCTTCTATTGATGCAACCTGTGCTGGTTGTGTAGCAGTGCCACGAAAAATCATAACACCTACTGGTCCTTCTTCATCATCCATTGAAAGGTAATCAATGGTTGGGGATAGCATAACGCCTTGAGGTCTACTCATAATAATTTTGTTGTTGTTAATATTATAAGACCCCCGATGGTGGTCGGAGGTCTTGAGTAGACACTTTATCAAGTGTCTGCGTCTTGCCTTTGCAGAACGCAATGCCTGTGGTTTAAGTTTTCGTTTCGGTGGCTTACCCGAATTGTGTTGCCAGTTAGGAGTTGTCATTGTACTATATTTAAATTTAATGATACACCAGTACTAGGAGTAATATTTCCTTCTGGGAAAGTATTACCTGCAATACTATATCTAGTATAATCCCCATCATGAGGTTCTACAGAGTGAGGTATCCAACTAGGGAATAATAGCATAGCACCCACAGGTATGTTAACACCTGGTCGAAAACACACCTCAGTCCCAACTGAAGACCCTAACATTAAAGGTGGGGTCTCCTTATCCTTATCATAAAAATATGTAGCACTACCCTCAGTCAAATAATGGATAAAACTAAACCAATGCATAGGATGATGATGTCGATAATTAGAAACACCTTTCTGAGTTTTAGTTGACCACATAGAAGTAATTGTTAATTTATCACACATCCAATTATTTTTTTTCTTTACTTCAGCAAACTGATTATCCAAATAATCAATATAAAATTTTAAGTCAGATCTTAAATGGATATCAGAAGATGATGTTTTAGGATGATTCCCTTCCCCAGTATGATTTAAAGTTTTAATAACATCAAGAACATTACTAGTTATTTTGTCAGGAATATCTATTCCAAAAATTATTGTAGGAAAGATAGGAATTTCACGCATATCTAATCTACAACACTTTTGGTAGCATACGAGAATCCACCTTTCTTAACAAACTCTATTACCGTATTAAATTTCTCCAACATATCTGCCTTATGTGATATGACAAATATATTAGCATCTTTAACAACATACTTTATAATTTTAATAAATTCGTCAGTACCAAACCCATCTAAAGATGAATCAAATACCTCATCCATGATAAGAAGATTAGTATTTGTAGAGTTCTTAAACCTAGCAACTTCTCTCCATGTAAAAAGTAATGCTAAGTCAATCCTCATCTTCTCTCCTTCTGAAAAAGAAGCATAAGAAAACTTATCGTGTATTGGATTTTGAATTGTTTCATTAAACTCTTCATCAAGATAGAAATTTATATAAAAATCCATCATTTGAAGATAACGATTAACCTGTTGATTTATTAAAGGTAGATACTTTCTAATTATTCTACCTTTAACACCACCATCCTTTAACAGTGAATAAGCGTAATCATTATATCTTATTTCTTCATTCTGATCAGCAAGTTGCTGGAATACTTCTTGAAGATTTTTCTTAAACTTTTCTAATTCCTCATGTTCAGTATTTCTATTTTGAAGTTTGTTGGCAAGAGTTTGAATTTCCTGTTGTAAATCTCCTGTCTGTCGCTGAAGTCCAGAGACTTGAACACTGTTCTGAGAAATGTCATAAGTTAAGTTTGTAATCTCCTTGGTTAATTGGGTGAAGTGACGCTCTCGGATACCTTCTTCTGTTATCGACTCCTCAAGCTTTTGATAGCCATCTCTGAGTTCCTTTGCTTTATTTTGAGCGTCATCAATTCTATTTAACCGAAACGATTCTTCTATATCTTGGCCGCATGTAGGACACACTGTATTATCTGTGAAAAACTTATGTTCTTTTGTAATCCTTGATACTTTATTGGATATCTTCTGTTTCAAAGAACCCAATGTCAATAAGCGATCTGGAGAATCTGCTACAGTTTTTAATTGTGTTTGAACGCTATTTAAATTATTACTTAAGGATTCATTTTTCTTTAATAATTCATCAATTTCTAAAGAAATAATATTAACTTTTTTTTCTTTCTCTACAATATCTTTTTTACCTCTGATTTCTATCTCTTCAATAAAACTTTTTTGCATTTTAACTTTATCATGAAGATTGCTTTTCTTCAATTCTAAAGTTCTTACATTATCTTTATTATCTCTAAGTTTTTCTTTAACAAGAAGATTCATTGCAGAGAAAACTTTAATATCTAATAAATCTTCTATAACTTCTCTACGATTAGGACCATTCAATTGCATGAATGGTACGAAGTTACTACTACCAAGTATTACGATCTGAGTAAATGATTTAAAATTTAATTTCAGAATCTGCTCTTCAAGAATCTTTTGATTGATTCTATCGTCAGCTTCTTTATTCCGCATCTGACCATCGATTTCAATATCAAACATATTGGGTTTGATGCCACGCCTTACCAAATATTTTTTAGGACCAATGGAAAATTCTATCTCTACAATAGTACCCTTTTCATTGGTAGTATTAACCAACTGGGACTTAGTAATTTTTCTATATGGTTTATTAAACAGAACAAAGCACAGAGCATCTAACATAGTAGATTTCCCTGCACCATTAGTACCCACCACAAGAGTAGTACCATCTGCATCCAATTGAATATCTGTCCATCGATCACCAGTAGACAGAAAATTTTTAAACCGAATTTTTTTAAACAGTATCATCTTTTTCAGGTGGCATTACAAAATCGTTGGGAGTGATAATAGTGTACTTATAATTATACATCTCACACGCCTTTATTGCAACCTCTTCATCCACCTCTACAATTTCCATACCAACCTGATCTAGATCATTCAAGTGCAATTGATACCTAAGAGCATCATCTTCCCTTTCAAAAAGAAATAAAACTTTTTCTCCCGAATTATCTTTGACAGCATATGCTCCCTCTCTATTATTCTCTTCTGTTAGTAACCACATTGATTCAATCAACTTCACACGCTTTTGTGTAGAGATTAGTAATCAATTTTTTTACTCTACTTTTATCAAGAGAGACATCAGATTCTTCTACAAATCTATTTAACAAAGTTATTGTATTTTCATCTTCCTCTGATTCAAAATCTTCTCCAATAATATAACCATTATTCCAATCAGCACTTTCAATAACTTTTAATTCTTCAACACCAACAGCATGAAGTTTATCAACAAACTTTTCAAAGTCTTTTGGTTTACTTCTTTTCTTAACTATAACCTTAACAATCTTACCAGCATACTCAGTAGCATCAAAAATTTGATATGGAGTATCTTCATAATATATTTTATAAAACATTCTATATGGATTATTAATAGAAATATGCTCTAGTGTATCACTATCCCAAATAGTAAATCCTCTATTATCATTACAATCATTCCAAAACATTTCATAAGGATTGCCTAGATAGAAAACCTTTCCATCATTAGACCTATGATGATAATGTCCACTATAAACTCTATCAAATTTCTGAAATTGATCTGCTGTACCACTACAACCATTCTCTTGTGTAAATCCTTTATATACTTGATAACCAGTTAATTCTAAATGAGAAAAACATACTTTAGCTTTAGTAGATTTAATTTTTCTTTTTATCTTTGCTTTATTCTCATCATTAATCCATCCTAAGAAAAGACATTTTGTGTCTCCAATCGTATATTCTGCATGATCTCTAACAAGAACCATATTAGAATACTCTCGTAGTAATAAATCAATTGTATTAACTGAGTTATTGTTTTTGAAATAGGCAGTATGATTACCCACAATTGTGTACACAGTAATCCCCATATCACGGAGACGGTCAAAGTAATTCTTTTTAGCCCATTCCAAAGACCATAGATCAATCGACCTACGATTATCAAAAGTATCCCCCATATCGATGAGGGTTGTGATGCCTTCCCTTTCCAATGTGGGGAAAAAGATGTCTTCATAAAATTTCTGAAAATAATTGTGAAATAACCTGCTGCCCTTCCTCATACCGAAGTGCTGGTCTGTGATAACTGCTACCTTCATACTAGGTCATCAATAGTAAACAATCTACGGAGTTCGAGGTCTGCATCTTTCATCGCTTCTATAGCACCTTCCTGCCTGTCTACGATGGTTACAACACGCTCAACAACATAACCAGCATCACGAAGTTTTTCCACTGCTTTAATGGCAGATCCACCAGTGGTAGTTACATCCTCCAACACAGTTACCTTAGTTCCTTCTGGAAACTCTGGTCCCTCTATCCATGCACCTGTACCATGTCCCTTAGGTTCTTTCCGAACTATAAGAGCATCTACAAGTCTCATATCTAAAGCAGAACAAACTGCCACACCTGACACTAAAGGATCAGCACCAAGAGTAAGACCTGCTACTACTTTAGTTTCCACATGCTCAAGCATCATCATAGCAGCTAAAGTCAACCCACGCCCAGTCAATGTGACAGGTTTGCAATTGACATAATGCTCAGACTTCTTACCTGAGGAGAGAGTGAAATCACCTTTACGGTAACACTTCTCCTTCACCATCTTCAATAATTCTTCTTTCATTTCTTAGTGGTGTTGCTGCGTGTTCTATTAATTATACTAATAAATTTGTCACCTGCAAATGTACCTCCAAGACACACATCAATTTCATCACCATCCACCCAATTCATATCACCATTCATCTTAGTATGAAGCATAGCTTCCTGAATCTTATCAATTACCTCTTGTGTTAATTTCATTTAATCCTCCTAGGTACTTGAATAGTCCATGCTGAAGATACTAGATCAACCATTTCAAATTGCTTCTTATTCTTTTCAATATCATTCAACATTTTTTCACGACCAGGTTCAGGTTGTATCTCACCATAATGAGTTTCTTTTATACCCAAATAATCTAAGATAGAATCATCTATCATCTGATAAAGAGTATCCCATGTTAAGGTTTCTCTTAACTTAGTTGCAATGCGATCAATGTCACCTCCATCTAAGTATTCACCCTTGTTTACCTTTTCTAAATAGTCCTCATATTGAGAAATAAGTTTCGCTCTAATCTCTACCAACTCATTAAGGTTGATAGTGATCTTTACATCATCATAAATTGCCATGTTACCTATTAGAGTTACGGTACTGTATGTTATCCTTAATAGTATTATAATCAGAAGATGATCCACCTGCACCCTCTTCTACGACCATAACCTGATCATACCCAGTCCTTTCTATTATCTTAGTTTTTATCTCAAGTTGCTTCTTCTCCTTCTGTATGCGTCTGAGGAAAGCATAATATATTATCTGTGTAAAGTATGCAAAAGGGTTAGTAGACTTCTCAGGATTGAAGTTATGGATGTATTGTACACAATTCTCTATACCATCACCAATCATATCTTCTCTAAACATATAGTTTACAAAGTTAGGTTTATATGATAAGTGTGTTGCAATCTTTAAAAAACACTCACCTAAGTAATTACTAATAGGGGGTGGATTTGTACCCTTCTCCTTTGCAATAGCAACTTTTTTCCTATAGACAACCATTGCCTCTAGGAGTTCCTTATTGTTTACATAATGATCGGATCTTTTTCTAGGCATAAGGTCTCCTTTCTGTAGGTATTATAACACAGCTTGACACAAGTAGCAATTCCATGTACAATTACCCTTGTGAGGGTTCAAGGGATATAATAGATATTATACTGTAGTAGTTATACCAACTGCCATATCAAATATTTTCTCTAAAGATACTCTAGTAGATTCTACATCTCCTTTATATCCCATTTTTTCACTAACCTTTACTTTATGGGAGTCTCTCGTTTTTCTTTGGTGGTTATAATGTTCATAAGCATTTATCATTTCATGATCTGGTTCTAATTCAGTCATAGTAATAATTTTATCAAAACCAATCTTATGAACTTCGTCTTCTGTTATTGTTATCCAAGGAATTAATCTAACTAAAGTATTAGTTCCTTTATGAGTTAATTCTACTTTTAAAGGATTTTCTAAAAAGAAACAAGGTTCTATACCACTACTATCAATAGTAGTAATAGCAACTATCTCTTCTCCAGAGACTAATTTAAATACATAGAAAGATGGTTCTTCTGTCATTTTTTCTCCTTCAATAATACCTTAGCAAGATCATAATTAAAGTTTTCTTCATTATAGATTTTAATTCGTTCAATCAAATGATTTAAAGTATAATTTCTTTTTGTATTGGTTGAACAGTCATCGGCAATATCATACAATACTGCTTTTACTTTTCCTTTACCTTTTCTAAGAACCCGTCCAATTGATTGGAGATTACGGATTCTGGACTTTGAGGGACTGGCGAAGATGATGTTGTGCAACCTCCTAATATTAATCCCAGTACTAAAAGTACCGTAACTCGCAACGATGATTGCATTTTCTTCCTCCTCTGTAATAGAACGACAAGTTTCACGATTCTCAACATCCACGCCACCGTGGATAAAAAATACTTTACGATTACTATTATTTATCATATTGTAAAGAATCTCTCCGTGGGTTTCTACTCTAGAATATAATATTAAAGTATTACCTTTTAAGTCTAATGCCAAATTTTTAATAAAATTATTCCTTTGTTCATGACTAATAAGATATTGAATTTCATCTTCGTAAGTATCAAATGCAATTGGTGGATGTTTTAATAATATTATTTTTGCATTTAATTTAGCAAGATATCCTTTCTCCATTAACTCATGAGTTCTAATTGTTTTATAAGATGGACCAAACAATCCTTCTAACACTAATTTATGAGTTTGTGTTCCATCTAGTGTACCAGTAAAACCATAACGATACTTTGCTTGATGCAACTTAGTCATAATTTTTACGAGCGATGCTGATTTGAATTGATGTGCTTCATCACCTACAACTACCTCAAAGTTTTCAAAATATATTTTAGGTAGTTTATAGATAGATTGCCAAGTCGTAATAACAACAGGTTTACTAACTTCCTTTTCTTTACCAGCATATACTTTTTGACAATATGTCTCAGCATCCCATCCATAAGATTCAAAGTCCTTATACATCTGCTCTACCAGAGATGTCGTTGGAACAACTATCAATGTACTTTTCTGTTTCTCTGCGAAGTAACGAACTATTGAGTAAATCATCAAAGATTTGCCAGAAGCAGTGGGGCTTATCACTAGTCTTCTATTGTGTCTTAGAGCATCGTATACTCCCTCTATTTGATAATCTCTTGGAGAAGTCTTAGATATAGCATTCATATAATCCTTGACACCTTCTTTTGAAATCATTTCATTGACTTCAAATGGAGTACCAAAATACTTACTATCTTCAAATTTGTAATCATACTTATGATGCTTACAAAATGATACTATCTTATCAAGCAATCCAACATATATTTCTCCTGTCTGTAAATTAAATAAACGAATCTTACCATCCCAATAACGCTTCCTGTACTGTGGCATATACTTAGCACCAGGAATTTCAAAGGTGAATTGATCAGACAACTCATGAGCGATATGAGGTTCTGATACTATTTTTAAGAATACTTCATTCTTCTTCGATATTGTTAGGTGTGTCATAATACCAATAATGCCTCATAAAACTACTAACACCTGGTTTCTTTAAAGATTTTCTAAGACCAGTATCTCTTTTACCCCAATGCAGTGCAGCTTGTTTAGTTGAAGAAAACACTTCGGTTTTCTCTTCAGTATCTTTATGAATACCGTAAACTGGTATACTATGAGGTCTTTTATCTACTTTCTCCCATTTGTATCCATATGCAGTCCAACCATATTTAATAGAATTTGATATAGCAGAGGTTTTTCCTTTTAAAAACTTTGCTGCTTCAGTACCAGAATCAAATTCAAGTACCTTATCAGATAGAGCAAAAGTTTTTTGATTTCCTGAAGGATTTAATACTGGATATCCTTTAACCTTTCTTTTATGCATCGATGAAGTATCATATTTTTTTGCCATGAAACCCCATTTTTCTCCTCTATCAAATTTTGCTTTTAGAGACTTACTCATACTCTTTTCCCATTTCTCCCCTCTAGGAATATCTCTCATCTTTTGTGCTATTCTTTCTTTTACTTCATCACTAAGTTCTCCACCTTCCCCTCCTTCAGTACAATTATATCCATGAGGGTCTTTAAAAGTATTAAAAAAATCTATCCAATATACTTCTCTTTCATTTAATTCTTTTTCGTTACATCGTTCAAGTATTTTAACTTTAAAATTTCCAATACCATGTTTTTTAAATGCTCTATACAGAGGTCTATCTTTTGCAGAGTCTCTTTTAGATTCAGACCAATGCATTTGCAATCTTGTTTTTAAAGGTCGCATTGTTTGTCCAACATACTTATGGCCATTAATGCCATTTTCAATTAAATAAATGTAAGCCATAATTAGCCACTTAGGGTTTGCCAGTCAATAATGTTTTTTAGTTGATAACTTCTATTGTTTATTTGCTTGATAATATCTTCCAAGTATGATAACATAATATCATAATATTTAATTTTTAGCACTATTGTCTGAACTCTTTCATCAGCATCCATATATCTTTTTATTGCTTCCTTCTCTCTTACTTTATATGGAAATGGTTCAGCCTCATATACTTCTTTTGAAGATTTTCCAGTATAGAAATTATGTCTATCTAATTTAACTTTGGATTCCTGTGACTGTGCTTTCTCTTTTAATAACTTCAGAGAATTATACACATCCCAATACTTAGCATGGAGTGATGGTATCCTTGCTGCTTCTTCGTGTAATTTGATGATATCAATCTGTGAGTCTTTCTCCCACATACTTTGTATAGTCTCAAGATTCATGCTGAATTAATAGATGATGTTCTTACCTTGAACTTAGTATCAAGGATTTCATATAACAAGTACTTAAAAGTAACTGTTGCTGTAAAGTATGTATAATCGTTTTCTTGTGCAGAAAATTCTAAAGTAGTTAATGATACTGGGAACATGTCACTAAATTTGACATATGCCATTGGGTTAAAATTACTATTTAAAATAGTAAGAGTGCCATCACTAAATTGTCTTAAATTATCTATCTCTGAACTATCAGGATCCTTTGCTAAAGTTATAAATTGATCAACTGACTTTGGATATCCAAGTCCATATATCCAGTTATGAATTTCTAAATAATTTTCTAAATTTTCATCTACTATAAAAGATAAAGTAAGATCTTCAAATTGAATCTGATCACCAGGAACAGGAACAGTTTTAAGATAATTACCCACCATAATTTCACCCAACTGAATACCAGGTATTCTTGCTGAGTTGGAAAAGAAATCAACCTTTGGTGCTCTTGCTAAATTAAACTGAAAACCAGATGGTGATAGGAAATTCCTATTCTTAATCTGTTTATCATAGAATGTGTTAGCCATATACCTATTTATCTTCCTCGTTTAACTTATCTACCCAATCTTCATCGGGTGTAAAGACTATCGGACCTTCCGCAATGCGTTCTGCCAATTCGTCTAGTAATTCGTCATCACCCATAATGAGAAACATTAAGTATTATTATATAGCAAAAAAAGAGACCCCCGAAGGAGTCTCTATCTAGTGTATGTAAACTCGATTTACATGAGGTTCTGAACAACAGTACGCTGGTAATAGCGGTTGCTGTTAGAAGTAATGCGTCCAAGTCCTTGAGAAGTACCTTCAGCGAATGGGTTTGAAACAAGACCGTATCTTGTCTTAAATCCAATTTTTGGCTGGAAGGTGTTCTCTCCAACTGCACGAACCATCTGTAGTGGAACATATGGGCAGTAGAACAGACCAGCATCATAAGGAGATGAACCCTTATAACCAACAACATAGTACTGGTTAGCAGCACTGTTTGCTGAGAATGGATCGATATAAACTCTGTACTTACCGTTGATAGTACCAGCAAATGTGTTACCAGTATCGTCAACCTGTAGGTTAGCGTTAAGAGCAGGTGTGTAATCAAGTACACCAGCCATTGTTAGAGCAGATGCTACATCAGCAGAAGTAAGGATGATGTTACCCTTTCCACGACGAGTTCTCTGTGCGATTCTGTTGGCATCTCTTTCGATGTTGAACAGAAGACCTTTGAACTTCTCAACTGACCATCTACCATTGGAGTCAACATCTAGGTTAAAGAAACCTGCGTTTGCAACATTGACCTGTGAACCAGCTTCAGCAGTCTTGTAGATAGTACGGATAACCTCACGGTTAATCTCAGCAAGTATCTCAGAAGAAAGAATGTTAGCAAGTTCTGCTTCTGCATTAAGACCATGAATTGCTTTAAGGTCTTGAGCGAGTTCTAAACTGTACTCTGCTTTTAGTGCTCTAGACTTAGCGGTTACAGTCACCTTCTCGATGGAGAATGCCATCTCGTTGAAGTGACCATTAGTGCCATCGCCTAATGCTTCAGAGTCACCAGTTGCCATACCTTGACCAATACTATACTGTGCTTGAGTAGCATCGTTAGCATTGTTTTCTAGGATAGCAGGGTTTGTTCCCCTCTGTGTTCCAGTAGAACCGAAACCAACTGTACCGTCATCATCGGTAGCAGCAGTGTAATCACCCTGAGTTGTCTGACCAACATTAGTTCCTGCCTTATTTGCAGAGAATGCTGAATCTGGCTCGTTGAAGAATGATTCTGTTCCAGACTGGTTAGTGTATCTGGATCTCATTGCGAAGATAAGACCAGTCGGTCCGTTCATTGGCTGAACACCTGCTAACTCGTATGCAACGAGGTTAGGCATTGAACGCCTGATTAGACTGATTAGTACGGGGTCGAAACCTGCAACAGGACCAGCAGCGGCTGCTGTTCCACTAAAACCACCTGAAGCACCAACAGCGTTACCACTGTTTGTTGGAGCTGCCTCAGTTAGCATTGAGGTTCCATTTTCAAAAGCTGATTGCTCTTGTAAAAACTTTTCTTGGTTCTCTAGGAGAACTGCGGTTACGGAGCGTCTGTGAGCGTCCTTAATAGGATCTACCCCTTCTGCATCTAGCAGAGGAGCCCACTTCTCCATAATCTGTTCGGCATTGTACATTGTACTTTACTTAATAGAGTTTGTAGGTTTAATTATTTTCCACCCAATTTAAGGGCAGTAAGGTACTGATTCATTGATTTGGTTACATCAACTTCAGCCTCGTTTGCTATACCTTCCGAAATGGTTTCGGATTTGCTTGAAACCTGAGCTTTTGTTCCACTAGGGAAATAAGATTCCTTAAGTGTAACTAGCTTCTCACGGTAAGCGTTTTCACCCTCAAACTCAACTCCTTCAGCTAAAGATTGCAACTTCTCCTTTTGTGTCTCAGCAAGTCCTTCGGCTACTTCAATGAAAATTCCATCAGCTGTAGATTCGCCAAGACGCTTGTTAAGAGAGATGTTCTTCTCTAACTGTTCGTTAAGTTTGCCTTCCATATCATCTAGTTTATTTACCATGCTTTCCAGCACATCATATTTGTCGTCAGGGATTGATACATAATGATCTTCAAAAAGTGTCTTCATTCCTTCGAGGAATGATTCTGTCATCTCGGTCTTGAGACCATGCTCGACCTCGATAGCATTTTCCTTGAGCCACTCATCTGAAACATACTCAAGGTATGAATCTGTGCGCTCAAGCAACTCAGACTTAACAGTTTCAAGATGCTCTGTTAAAGTCTTCTCATATTCGACAGACATTTCTTCTTTGATAACATTAACTTTAGAGTTAACTGCTGCCTCGAAGATTGTCTTGGCCTTTGTTTGGAACTCTTCAGAAAGTTCTTCACCACCGAATAGAGCAGCAAGGTCTTCCTCTACATTAACTGTAGGTTCTTCCTTAACTTCTTCCTCTGCCACGGTAGTTTCCTCCTTAGTAGGTTCTTCAGCAACAACTTCAGCAGACTCTTCTGCTTCAGGGTTGTCACCTTGCTTCAACACTTCAGTGCCAATTGATTTCATAGCATCTGCTTTACCAGCACCTTTATTGACGATATCTTTTACCGTCTTAATATTTGCTGATTTGATTTTGCTAGAATCGTCTGTGGACTTATAGTTCTGAGGTGTTGGTCCGCCCAAATCCTCGTAAGATGCTGACGCTCCAGGACTAGTGGAATCATCAACCTTCTTCATAGGATCAGCAGCCTTCGCACCCCTTGTTACAGGATTGTCCATTTCCTTAAGTTCCTTTGCGGCCATTTTTGGTCTACTCCGAATAAGATCGTTGTGATAATCTGTATTTATTTATAAAATCTTAGAGATTTGATAGGAATTGATTAAACAATCCAAGCTTGTTCTCTTCAAGTTGTTTAGTATCAACTAGCGTATTGATCTTTTTATAAGTCTTATGCGCTAACTGTTCTCTAACTATTCCACCATCCCATACCCAGTCTTTACCTTCCATTATTCCAGATACAAATGCATCTGGGGCAGAAGGATCTGCTACTATATCAGCAGCAGTAGCAAGCATAAAATCATCTGAGACAATTTTTACACCCTCTTCATTAACTGCTAATGTTCCAAGACCACGAGATGATACACCAAGTTTTACACCTTCATCGATAAGATTCTGTGCAATTTTTCCCATTGGTGTATTGAGAATTTTTGCTTTACCAACAAAGTTAGATCCACTTTCTTTAAGCGAAACTATTTTATGGGAAACTCTATCTAGATTTACTGTTGGTCCCTCAGGATGACCGAGTTCTCCAACTGCACGACCAGATGCCACAAAACTTTCATTATACCTATGAACCTCCTTGCGAAGTGTGTCCATCGGATACATACGACCATTACGGTTCTGAATATCTCCTTGAAGGAAGATCCCTTCAATAAACATAGCTTTTTTACCGTTGCGATTTTCAACGATAAATTCTACATCTTCAATCTGTTCTGTGATTAACTTCATCGGTTTAATTGGTAAATCCTACTTTAGATACTTGAACAGCACTACCTGTTACATATATCTTATCTGATGCATTCTTCTCAACCAGATCTGCACTATTATTGAGACTCGTAAAAGAACCAATAACAGTACCACTAGAGTCAGTTCTAACTACAACAGCAGCACCTGCTGTTGAAAGTACTCTTACTACAGTAGCTTTATCAACATCTGTAGCATTACCAGATCCTACTGCTAATGAAGCAAATTCGCCTAAAGGCAATATTCTAGTCATTGGTTTCTTCTTCCTCAGGTTGAGTTTCCACTTCAGTTTCCACTTCTGCTTCTGCTTCTGCGCCAAACAAATTACCTGCAGCAGCAGGTCTTAAATCATCAATCTTCTTTGCAGATTTTGCATAAAGAACATCTTTGATTTGATCACTAATGTCTGCAGCAGACGCATCTGTCGCTATCATATTGACGAGTTCTTCCATCATGATTTAATATACTGATAAAGTTATTTATATCCTTCTAATCTCCTCCTTCGTTCTCAGAGACACAGAACACCATCCACTTACAAAATATTTATTTTCATTTGGAGCAGGAATTCCATAATGACTATGTGTCCATCCTGCTGGCCATATGTATAAATCACCTGCTTCTGGTTTTGATGTGAAATTTTGTTGAGGCCAATGTGTACCACCATTTTTTATTATAGTATTTAAATAAAACATCCATGCTAATACTCTTTGACATGAATAATCCTCTGGACCATGTTCACAATGCTCAGCTTCATGTGGTTTTGTAGTTAATTTACATCCATAAAAATCACCAGGAAGAATTTTTTTAATCATAAAATTATCGTCTAATACAAGTTTCCAATAACCATTATATTCAAATTTTAAAAATGAATGTTTTTCTGCATACTCGTATATACCAGATAATAAAGATTTTTTTAAAAAAGAAAACCTATTAGATTCTATATTTCCATCCATATAACAATAACCTCTAGGGTTATCATGACAATTAGATGATTCTAATAATTCTATTAAAGTACTACACTCTTTCTTTGAAAGAGATTTTGGTTTATTAAAAATGTATTGATCCATAATATAAAAGAATATTCAAATCTCTCCTTCATTATCCTTGGGCATTTTCTGTGGTTGAGGTTGTGCTGGCAATCCTTCTTGTGCCATTGGATCTCCCATTGCTGCCATTGGATCACCAAAAGCACCTTGCTCCATCTCTAACATCTGTTGATTTGGGTCAGGTAAAACACCACTAGCAATCTCTTCTTCAATTTGCTCATCTATTTCTACAATTTCTGCATCCTTTTGACGCAATACATTTCTTCTTACATATTCTGTAGAGTAATATCTACCAACATAAGGTTCTACCATACCAAGAAGACCTAAACGACCTTCCATTAGTTCCTTATCTTTTAGTTCTGCAAAGTGATTGTCGTAGATAAAGTCGAACTGAATATGCTCAGACATTACCTCCCAGTCTTCAGTAGTAACTATATTCTTAAGAAGTAACTGAGTTCTAAGCATATCTAAGAAGATCTTACTAAAACGCTTACGCAGTCTTCCTACCCATTTGCTGAATTTAAGTTCATCCCTTAGAATCTCTGAGCTACGGCCAAGATTAAATCCATCCCCAGATCCAGCGATTCTAGATTCAGGTACTCCCAAAGATCTGTACAACTTAGATTGGAAATACTCAATGTCAGCCAACTCCCCAAGGTTCTGTCCACCTGGGAGTGTTGTAATTTCTGTTCCTCTTCCACCCTCTCTTCTGGGTAACCAGAAATCTTCAAGCATGGACATGTATTTTTTATCATCCCTAATTTCTCCTGTTCCTGAATCATATACTAGTTTATTTCTGTAACGAGACATTACATCTCTTAGATATTGCTCTGCTTTAATCTTTGGAAGGTTACCAACATCAATGTAGAATATCCTTCTTTCTGGAGCACGAGATAGTCTGTATATAACAAGACTATCCTCAATCATTCTAAGTTGATTGAGTGACTTAATTGCTTTTTGGAGATACGATAAGACTGTACCCTTATTCCTATCGACAAGACCAGAAGTGCAATATGTAATCGAATCTTTTGCAAGTTTAACCCCCGACATTGAAGTACCTGCACCACCCATTGCCATGTTAGTAGGATAGCGTGGTTCAGGAGTATACATGAAATACTCTTCTATCTTCGGAAAATATACCTTCTCTGACTCATGTACATTTGCCGTATTAAAGATATTACCTTTATCATCTTTCTTCTTCTGTTCCTTACGGACATATCGCATCTTCATAGGATCGATATATCTTAATTCCTGTATACCATCCTGAGGTTTTTTAACATCAATTACTTTATTATAATATACTCGGCCATCAACATACCAGTTCCTAAAGATTTCATGCGCTTTAGAATCAAAATCTAATAGATCTTTGATATGTTTAAATTCTTCTCTAATTCTATCCTTAATACCATCCGATGCATTAAGATTATCCAGATCAATTTCTACAGGAGAATCATTAACATCTGATACTATTGCTTCATTAACAATATCTTCTACAGCGTTATCCACCTCAGGGTGGAGTGCCATTTCTCTATATTTACGAATAGCAGCATGTTCATTTTTATAGATCCCTTCAAGATCTATCACCTGACTTGAGAAACCAGACTGTATATAATAATCAACCCCGTCCTCGCCAGTTTGCGGAACGGGGGATACTACACCCTTAGGTAAATCGTCTTTATCCTCAATAGAAAATCCAAAAAGCCGTGCCATTATAATAGAAAGATACCTTGATACCCTTCTATTTAGTTAGGCAACATCACCGCCATTTCCAGCAGCTTCCCACCACTGAACTTGTAAGGTGACGGTAAACTCTTCAACCGCATCAGATGAATCGTATGAAAGATCTATCTGGGATACATTAGTTGGGAATATACTATAGAACTTATAAGTTCTAAGTACAGGCATATTTTGTTCTGAAGATTGTGATGCAGAATCAACACCAGATCTTCCGAGCTGGTATACATATGCATCTTTAGTATAATCTTCTGGATTAATATTACCAGCGTTATCAGATACCTTAGACATGGAGTTCATCCATCTCTCAAAGGAACCTCTGATAGCAAAGTCGGTGTCATTGATTACAGTAATAGTCCATTCATCGAATGTTCTGTCTCCAGCAATCTTAAGTTGACGACCTCTAAAAGGTACGCTGATTGGAGCGATGTTAGATGCAGGAAGCGCAGCAGCCTTGACAAGGAATCTTGTCTTAGGATCTATGTCGCTTACTGACGCATCTACTGTGCCATCTGGGAATGCAAGAACTACCTCAAACAGATTAGGTCTTGCAATACCACCAGTTAACCTGGACTTGAACTTATCAATAGTCCTTTCCGAGGTCTTTGGTGGGTTTGCGGAATTGATTGCCATTAGTCTTTTACCTAAAGTGGGTTAATAAATTAAACCTTGCCGATAACTTCGTCAAAGGAAACTCCTGTGCGTGTAGCAACAAAGGTTAGTCCGATGAAGTTAATAGATCTTGCTGGTTTGATATAGATGTCAGCAACAAACTCATTGCTGTCAATGATAGCAGGGGTGTTGTTGGTTTCATCGCAGATGACGACAAAATCCTGAATACCACGCTTGGACTGTACATCACGGAGGAATGGTTCAACGATATTAATAAAGTTGATCCTTGTGATCTCATCGTTGAATTCAAATAGGATGTCTTTGGCAGCAGCAGCGATTGCCTTCTCAAGGAAGATGAACAATCTACGAACATTGATTCTGTCAAAGGCAGAAGACCTACCTAATGCAGTCTTGTCACCGAAGAGAATAATACCTGCTCCAGGTGAAGTAACTATTGGGTTAATTCTGTTGGAGTATAACTTGTCTCTGTGGACTTGGTTTGGTGTGTATGCTAATTTAACAGCATTCAGAATAGCACCTCTTGCAGTTCCGCCTGGTGAGAACCAAGGGAAGTTATTGATGTCATTTCTAGCACATGTGCCAGCAATGTCACCATTCATAGGAACATATCTGAACTGTTGATTAAACCTGTCATACATGTACTTATAACCACTATCGAGTATGGCATAAGAACTTGATGTAATAGGTGAATAGTAATTGATGATGTTATCAGTTACTGTATCAGCTTTTAATGTGAGCATCTCAGCATCACCAGCTCCAGTCTTAGTTAAGAACTGTGATCTTGCTGGTGATAAGAATGCAATTGCATCTTTTCTAAACTCAGCAATTTCGATCAACTTGTTTGAAAGTGCTTGCACTTCATAAGGTGTTCTTGCTGCAGAACCTAATAATAGGAAGTCGCAATCAGTTTCTTCTGGGTTACGGAATAGATCGTATGCTTCTTGAAGAGCACCGATGTCTAGATCCAATGCCCCTAACTCCTCAATAGAAGTCTTACCGTTATAATCCTTACCATTAGCAAGTGATACGACATAGTTACCAATAGAACTGAAGGTAATGTTTTCAGTATCCTGATCCCATCCACCATCTCCAAAGGTATCCCAACCATCAGCAGAGAAACCAGTTGTTACGATACCTGCAGGAGCACCGCCTCCAAAGAGACTAGCAGAACCTGTTTCAAGTACCTTTCTCCAGTAAGCAGATGAACCAGCAGAGTATTGTGAATCTTTTGCTTTAGATAAGTTACTGAATTTTTCTAATACAGAACCTGCATTACCAGTAATCTTACCAGTATCATCATAAACAACTATATGGAATTCATCAAACCTTGCATTTCTTTCGACTGCATAGGATGATGTTCCTGGTCTGTCAACAATTGAGTTCCACTTAATTTTAGGACCAGGTTTGTCTGGGTTAGTACCTAGAGTAATGGATTGAGCATCGAACCAATCACTAGCATTGGTGTAAGTAACAATTCCAGAGTATGCACCAGCAGCAAGTCCTCTCCAACTACCGTAAGTTCTTGACTCACCAGTATGAATACCAAGTGCTTGATTTACTCCTGCAGGATCTACAAACTTGTAGTTTCCTCCTTGTTGATAATCAACTGGACTTTCTGTTCCAGCAGAAGATACATGAGAGATTAACTTAACAGTAATCTGTGCATTACCAACTTCAGTAATTTGTCCTTTAAATATACCATCTAACAATTCAGTTGTACCAGCACCAACACCTTGTCTAGGAACAACAGTGCCAGCAGGAACTCCCTGAGTTATACCATATCCAACTTTAAGATCTATAGGATTGATAGGAATAGTTGTAGAACCATAACCCAATACATTAGTTGTTTGGATGCCAGTAAATATCTGATCTCCAAGAGAATCTAATACTGCAACTTTAATACCATTTGACCAAGTACCTGGGTTCTTAGCAGCAAATGTTACACCTGCAATGGTGTTCTCTGCATAAGTCAAGTTAGTATAGTCGTCACCACTTTTGATTTTGACGCTATTTGCAGTTCCAACGAAACCATTTTTAAGTTCTTCGTCATCTGCTCTAATAATACTCATCACACCACCATAGGCGAGATAAGATGAAGCAGTTAACCAATACTCGTAATGATTATCTTTAGGGTAAGGTTGTCCATAGGTATCCAGAAGGTCTGCCTCTGTCTCTATGAGTTGAGGGCTCTCTACTGGTCCTTTCGCAAATGGAGCAGCCAAGCAACCAGTCTTTGTTGATGTCGCATCAACTCTACCGTTGGTTAGGTCAACTTCCCTTACTACAATACCAGGAGATGCTAGATTAAGTGGCATCTTTTCTTTCCTCTATAGAATCCAATTTGTCTATGATTATTTATTATTTACTGCGCTTTAAACGGGGAAACAGCACATGAACTACCAATCTGGGTAGCACCAACTTCCATTATCCTTTTTTCTACTTGATTTAATTCTTTCTATAGTACATGCCCTACACTCAT